GACTCACTACGGGGAACTTGGAAATGGCAAACTTTTGTTGCAGCTTCTTCATATACTATTAGTGAAATTAAACTTAAACTATTTAGGGCTGCTGGTGCTGGCCATAGACAATATTTTGTTCGTTTGTTTGCAGTAGATATTAGCCACAAACCTACTGGTTTATCTTTAGTTACTATGGGGAGTTTCTATTCTGATGAACTGACCACAAGTTACGCACAATATAGTTTTTCAGATGGTACATTGGCTCTTACAGAAACAACCGAGTATGCCATTGTGGTTCAAACAGATGATGAATATACCACAAGTGAATGGTCTTGGTACACTGATGGTTCTGCTGGTTATGCTACAGGATATTGTGGTTATGGAAATCACACTGGGTGGGCTGTAATATCTAATGATAGATGGTTTGAGAATTATGAAACAGGTGCAACTGTTTATGCCGAGGGAACAAAAATAGTAACAGCAACAGCATCAGCCAGTCTTGTGGCCAGTCCAGGCAAGGCCACAACCCCAACACCAACAGATGATGAAGAAGATATAAGACTAACAGGAATAAACCAACTTAAAAAATTACAGTGGGAAGCACCAGTTTAATGGCTATTCAATACCAAACATATTTGAAAGTACCTGATGAAGATTGGTTTCTTGTAAACACAGACTATGAGACAGAGTTGGTTCTTTCCAGTGCTATGTTGTATTTATTGGATTATTATTCTATTATAGAATGGCGTGTCGATACCCACGATGATGTATCTGAGCTTACCACCACAGGTGACATCTGGACTTTTATTACACAAAAAAAAGACGACCGCCGTAGGTCTGATTACAACCCCGACCGGGTATGGAAACCGACAGTAGGTTGGTTGAATATAGAGGATTTTGCATACACGGGCGGTGGAAGGCTTAAAAACCGCATTGTGGCCATTGGTCATGGTGTTGTTTATTTTGGAGATATTTAATGGCAACCTTAACGGTATTAGCAACAGGTCACGGGTTCACGGCTGGTGATTTATCAACTGATGGTCAGGTGGCCATGCAACCTGCGTACCAGAAAATTTATTTCGCTGATGGCAGGGCGTATTCAGCAACCAAAGCTGACAGTGGCTACCACAAGTTGGATTTCCTCAATACGAGAATAGTCGGTGAAGTCACTGGCACGTTCACCAAGGGTGAGGTAGTGACACAGGCTGGGGGTGGTGGGGCCACTGGAATCTTCGATGAAAACGTGGGGACTGGGGCAACGGCTTGGAGTTTGATATATAGGACAACTACTGCTGAGTTTGTTCATGCCCAAACCATAACCGGGGCTGATTCCTCGGCTACAGTGACTCCTGCTGCATCTGGTAATATTGTTGCACCCCCGCACTGGCTTAACTGGACACTCAGTTTGGGTACATTCCCTGATGGTGGGTCTAATGTTATGGCCCTATGCTGGGGCAGGATATTTATGAACAGCATACAGAATCCCCACCAGTGGTTTGCCACACGGATTAATGACCCCCTTGACCTCTTACTTGTGGTGGATGATGTGGCCTCGGCCCAGAACAGCCAAACGGCTACAAAAGCAGGATTGGTCGGCGACCAAATTATAGCTATGATACCTTATAAGGGTAACACTATGGTGTTTGGTTGTGCCAACAATATGTTCGTAATGCGGGCAGACCCGGCCAAGGGTGGGTTTTTTACCACCCTATCGGATACCACTGGTATCTTCAGTGACACATCGTATTGTTGGGACGATAAAAATAACCTGTATTGGATTGGTAATGACGGGGTATATGGACTTACAGCTACCGCTATAATTGAGGGTGCACCACCCACAAACCTTACTAAAGAACATTTACCTAAATTGATTTCCAATTTGGGACTTAATAGGCGAACCGACCGTGTGACAATGGCTTATGATAAAGACCGATATGGTATCGAAGTTTCTGTCAGCCAACGTGATGGGGAGTGGAGTGCTGTTTTCTGGTTGGACTTGAGAACGGGTGGTTTGTTCCCCGAAGAATATCAGGAAGCACATATCCCCACTGTTCTGGCTTACTTTGATTCCAGGGTGAAAACCCAACGAACCTTATTGGCTGGGTGCAACGATGGTTATATTCGTAAATGGGATGAAGCCGAAAAGTCCGATGACGGTGCTGCGGCCATAGAGAGTGAAGTCCTAATTGGGCCAATCGCCGGGCAGAATACAAGGGCCAAGGTGAGTCTGGATGAGTTGTCCATCAGGACTGGTATTGATACCGATTCTATCACGGCCTCTGTTTATTCTGGTCTTACAGCCCAACATTTAATAAAGAATGTGGTTGATAATGAGTCACCTAAAGTATCAAAAACATTCACAACTGATAAATTACTCCCGTCAATTAGGCAGCATATAGAGGCCGGGGCGATTGGGATAAAATTATCCAACGATACAGTTGCATCAAGTTGGAGTATGGAAAAAATAGATGCAGATATACAAGAGAGTGGAAGGAGCAAATAATGCCAGCACCATATCAAACATTTAGTTATAATCCAAGTCAAAGTTCCAGTGCGATAGCGGGCCAAAACGCCTTGAACAGGTGGTTAAACACTCAGGCACAAGCACGGGGGATGCACAGTCAAGCTGAACAACCCCTACAACAAAACGTACAGATGTTCCAACCCGGTGGTGGGTACGGCCAGGGTCAGGCCACGTTGTTACAAGACCAGGCCAGGCAAGCCCAGGCCGAGGCGTTGTCCAGTCAGGTGGCATCTGGTATGAGTAGTGGGTCACTGGCCACATCAACAGGACTACGGGTTAAAAAGGACTTGGCCACAGGTCTTAAAGGCGTAGAAGATACCCGTATTCAGTTCTTGGCTCAGGCGTTGCAGAGTTTGTCCGGTCTGCGTGGCCAACGGTCGCAGACATTAGCCACGACCTCAGACCCAACGTATGGTGCACGCATGGCAAACCAACAACAACAAGATGCTAATGCTGCACAACAGGCTATACAGGTGATAAAAAATAATGCTGCAATGCAAATAGCGTATATGCAAACAGAAGCACAAAAGCAGACTGGTGGTACTGGTGCTACTGGTGGGGGGTATGGCACACCAAGATATTAGCAATGAGTGTAGAACAATATAGTTTGGTTGCACATGATTGGCTCAATCTTGAGTTCATCATAAATGACCTTGCCAGCCGGGTGATAGGCCAGAGTCTTGGCACTGGTGCGAGTCCTACATTTGATGATTTGACAATAACAACCCCCTCTAATATATATGCTTTGTCACATGATAGTTTTGCAGATGTTCACCAAGATGTAAATACAGATGCCTCACCTACATTTGCAGGACTATTAATAATACAAGAATTAAATGGCGAAGTGCGACAGAATATTCAGAATACCTCAACTGGTGTTTCTGCTTTCAGCACTTTAGCATTAAAAGCAGAAACCAACCGACTTTTTTTAAGTTGTTTTGGACCTGATTATAATACTTTACCATTCTATACTAATAAAACACTAATATACGATTCTGGAAACGGAGATGGAATAGTTATATCTGCACAAAACCCGAATGGCACTATTAGTTTTTGTGTGGGGGACAACCGTACTGTGGTAGATGAAGTGTTTAATGTTTCGTCTGCCGGAGTAAATATTGTTAGTGGTAAAATTGTAGATGCCAGTGCTGGAAAGGTATTGGTAGAAGATAATGATACTGAGGCTCCCATAACAGAGAGTGACGGTTATGTGGGTGTTGCTATTGTTGATGGCACACCAAGAATATACTTTAATGTGAACGGTACAATGTATTATATAGATGGGACTGCTGCTGCTGTTGCAGTAACTGGAAATCCAATAGGACTTTTACTTTCCTTAACATATACAATACCATAAGGAGAAATTATGGCTGATAACGTAGTCGTAACGGCTGGAACAGGCACTACTATACATGCGGATGAGTATACACATACTACACTTGGTGCTGGAAAAACTCAACTTGTAAAACTCGTAGATGGTACGCTCGATGCAGAAGCCGCTATAGCAGCAGATGTGGGAGTTAAGGCCAACGCTCTAAGAGTGTGCCCCGCCAATAATATAACAGACGAAACCTACATAGGAGATATTAAATTTGGAGAAGCTATTCCTGCTGGAACTGCTCTTATGGGCAAGGTTGGCATAGACCAAGCGACTGCCAATGCCAATGAGGTTGTAGTTAAATCAGGTACGGTTACTACTTGTTCTACTGTTACTAACTTATCCCAATTAGGCGGCGTAGCTATAAGTATGAACGAGGGCGTAGTAGGCACTGGAGTACAGCGAGTAACAATAGCGACTGATGATGATAGTGTAGCACATTTAGCTACAATAGCGGGAGATACAA